TCAGTCGATCTTTCCTATAAACTTATAGAAAATCTCGACCTCTTGCTCTCGACTTCCATCTTCGTGTTTAACTGCCTCGTGGACTGTAATTTTTTCCACAAGAGCATTGAGTAAAATTGAGTCTAATTCCGTTGGAGATGCGTACTGCTTAATCAGTTTCACCCAAGTTTCAATATTGCTATATCGCTCAGAATTTTCACTGATTTGCCCATTAAGTAGGTCTATCTTACCATCCAAAGCATTTTGCTCTTCCTGATATTTTGCAGACAGCATAATGAAGTTTCGCTCTGTAATCCTTTCAGCAATTCGATCCTCATATAGCTTAGCGAAAAGGTTGTCCAATTCCTTTTGTCGTTTTTCAGATCTCTTCAAATCGTCAGCGATCTTTTTTCGCTCGGCATTCTGCTTTGCATTGCCAGTTTGAAGAAGCCTTTCTAAAAGAGCATCCTCGTCTTGTACGGCTTGAGCTGCCCAATACTGAATTCTTGATAGCACATAGGCATACAGTACATCATATCGGATATAGTGTGCAGAACAATGAATTCCTACTTGCCCATATTTGCTGCATGTGTAGTGACTGTATGGGTTTTTGTTTTGTCTATTCGTACCGAAACGCATCGACCATCCGCAATCGGCACATTTGACAAGCCCAGAGAAGATCTGCGTTGTATGATCTTTCTGCATCCGACGTCTGGTAGCAATTTGCGCTTGAACAGAATCAAACATCTCTTTTGGAATCAATCCTTCGTGAGTGTTTTCTATTCTCCACCATTCATCTTCTGGCTTGCGAATGCGTTTCTTGTTCTTGAAAGATATGTTCGTCTGTTTGTAGTGAACTGTATTCCCAATGTAAGTTTCATCTTTCAAGATGTACTTGACTTGTGCAACAGTCCATGCGTACCGTTTTTCTTCTGAGGCATTTTGATATACATGAGCGAATGTCCCGAATCTCTGGTAGTTAATCCAGGACGGCGTAGGAACTTTCTCTGCAATTAGAGTCCTTGTAATTTTAGCAGCTCCAGCACCGTGATAAGCCAAATCAAAGATTTTCTCAGGTATCCACTTTGTTTCTTCATCTGGCACAATACGGTTTTTGATCTCTGGATGCCGCTTATATCCGATTTTAACATATGCGCAAATACGATCTCCAGCAGCAAACTTTGCTTTGAAAGCAGCTTTGACTTTACGGCTTGTATCCTTTGCAAACCATTCATTGAATAGGTTCTTGAACGGAACGAAGTCAGACAAGCCTTTTTCTGTATCTTCATTTTCTGTGACGGCAATATAGCGGATTCGCTTTTCTGGAAAGTAGAATTCCAGATAATAGTCCATCATGATATGCTCACGACCAAGGCGGGAGAGATCCTTGGTAATAATGCAATTCACCTTTCCGGACTCGACATCTTCCATCATGCGTTGGAATGCTGGGCGATCAAAGTTCGTACCACTCCAACCGTCATCAATGTACTCGTCAACTATAATGAAGTGCTGCTCATTAGCAAATTGTGTGATGATTTTGCGCTGGGTTTCAATACTAACGCTTTCTCCGTAATCCTCATCGTCTCGGCTCAATCGCATATAGAGCGCGACGCGATAAATCAGTTGTTTCACCGTTGTTTAGCAACCTCCTTTAGTAGTGAAACAACTCGCACTTATGATAAGCTTACCACGTAATTATATCACAAGTACGAGCTGTTGTCACCGTTATTAAGCCGCATTTGCGGCGTATTGTACGGCATTTTCTACGAGATCTTTGATATGTTTACCCTTGCTATTAAAATGCTCTGTTACACGGATTTTCGTATTGCCAACTACGAAAAACTGCGTACCATTTTCATCCGTAATATACTTAGGCTTTTCTTCTTTAGGCTGCTTGCTCATTTGGGTAATCTCCATCAAAGATTTGAATATCAATCGGTGTTTGAAGCATGGGGTAAATGATACAGTCTCGAACCTTGTTCCAATCTTCAGCCCATGTGAGTTCTTCTTGCACGGCGATAATATGCGCCCAATGTCCACGGTGCTGATCTGAGATTTTGGCACAGCGGACACCTTTTACACTTACTTTTTCACCATTGAATGTGAAGCCGTTGCGAGTTTCTTCAAAAATCATCAATGGCATATTTCTAAACATTTTGAGATAGTTTTTGACCGCAGAAATGCTCTTATAGAAAATAAGAATTTTGAACATCAATTCACACTCCAAATGCTGTTTAACTAATTCCTTGCAAGTTTTCATCGTCCTCTTCGGACTTGTCTGCATAGAACAGTTTGCTGTTTCCATCTTCGTTGATTGCTAAGGCACATAACCTTCCACCATAAACACATGCTGAGTCGATACAAATATCGCCAGTTGCTACGGTGTAGGCAGTACCAGTTCTACTTGGGGTATGCCCGAAAATCACTTGCTTTTCCCGTGGCCTATGGTCGTTATGTCGAATCCAGTCGCGTCCCCAAATCAAATCATGTGCTGTATTGTCTTTGAGCAATGGTTTTGACAGACCGGCATGACAGAATATAATTTCTGGTGTATCATACACAAGCGGAAGCGCCTTAAACCAACCAATATCTGATTCAATATCTATGCCATTTCTATCGTAGCTGCACACGGTCGAGTATCCGCCGTTGTAGAACCAAAGCGAATTATCTCCGCTTGTAAATGCGTCAATCGCCATTTGCTCATGATTACCACGAAGGCAAATACAATTATCTTTTCCTACCTGATGCTGAAGCTTACGAAGAAACGCCACTGTCTCACAGCTATTTGCTCCGCGATCTATGTAGTCACCAACAAACACCAATGTATCTGTCTGACTGCTATAATCCACACTTTTCAGAAGCTCTTTTAGTGTGTTGAGACATCCGTGAATGTCTCCGATGGCAATTATCCTATCCATTTCGGACTCCTTTCAGC